TAACAACTCCATTATCAAAAATTGAAATAGAGATTAAAGATTGGATCACAGGAGGCGATGCCGAATACATAGATCAAGCATTAATGAGCGCGGTTGATATTAGAATAGACGAAACAAATAAAAAAAATTAATCCGGGCAAGTTTGATACAGGGTCTATTGTCGAGCAAATCCACAGAGAAATTGAAAGGTTTATAGTTTCGGTAAGCGGACAGACAAAAGATATTGTTAAATTAGTTACTGGATTGCCGGAAGATGACTACGAATTTATCAAAAAAGAAATAGAAAAAAGGCGTAAAAAAAAAGTGGAATAGGTAGCGGATGGTCTTTGCAAATGATAGTAGACATAACAATGGCGATGCATTGGGACTACCACACATTTATGCGTCAGCCGGAGTGGTTTATAACGGCAATATATCAGGAATTAAAAAGGCAATCAGATGAAATTAAAAGGCAAAAAAAATAACCATGGCAGATAAACGACTAAGTTTTATAATAGATGCCGAAAACAGAACCAAGGAGGCATTTGACGAAGTCAATAAACAATTAGGGACAGTAGAAAATAAACTGGAGTCAATGCAACCGGCGTTCAAAAAAATGGCAGCAATAGGAACTGCCGGTTTTGCTGCAATTTCTGGTGCTTTAGGGTTTAGTATAAAAGAAGCAATAAGCGCAGAGGCAGAATTCGTCAGATTAGAGCATATATTAAAAACTGCATCTAACGCAACCGATCAAAATGTAAACGCATTAGTTGAGCAAGCGGAAGCATTAGAGAGGGTTGGTGTTGTATCAAAGGGAGCAACGATGATTGCGCAAGGGCAACTGGGAACATTTAATCTGCAGGCAGAGAACATTCAAAAACTAATACCGTCAATATTGGATTATGCGGTAGCAGAAAAAGGAGCATCCGTTTCATCGGACGAACTAAAGTCAATGACAAATGGATTAGCACAAGCGCTCAATGGTAATTTTGCATCACTGACCAGAGTGGGATTTGTTCTTGATGATAACACTAAGGAACTTATATCTAACGGAACAGAATCACAGAGGGTTGAAGCATTAGTAAAAGTGCTTGGATCAACTTATGATGGATTTAATGAAAGAGCAAGAAACACCGCGGAGGGAGGAATGGTCGCGCTAAGAAACTCATTTAATCAAGTCAAGGAGTCAATAGGGAACGCGCTGTTGCCTATTATGAACACATTGGTGGAAAAAATAACGCCAGTAATAGACAAGATAGCACAATGGGCGCAAAAGAACCCAGAATTAGTAAGTAAAATAGGAATGGCTGCCTTAGCAATAACAGGAATAATAGCGGTAGTAGGAACGCTTGGGATGGTATTGCCAACGATTATAGGAATATTTGATGGTTTTATTGCTGTTCTGGGTTTTATATTAACACCAATAGGAGCAGTAATAGCGGCGATAGGATTACTTGTTGCCGCAGGAATATATCTTTGGAAGAACTGGGATACACTAAAAGAGAACATAGTTGTTATTTGGGAGGGGTTGGCGACATTAGCCAAAGAAGTATTTACTGCTATTGCTGATTTTTTTGTAGAGATTTGGAACGCCATAAAAGAATCGTGGAGTTCGGTATGGATAGAAATGGCGACAATGGTAGTAGAAATATGGGAAAAAATAAAAAGCGCAGTATCTGCAAGCTTAATGTGGGTTAAAAATAAATTTATAGAACTAACCACACCGATAGCAGAAGCATGGCACAGCTTATGGGAGGGATTAGGCAACGCCGTTTCAATAGCTTGGGAGGCAGTAAAAAACACAATTAAAGCCGGGATCAACTGGATAATCGGCGCAATTAACACAGTTATTAATACTATTAATAAAGTTGTGAAAGCGGGAGCAGGTATTTTTGGATTAAAAGCTCCGCAAATTTCAACAATACCATTATTGGCAGAGGGAGGAATTGTTCAAAGACCAACATTGGCAGTTATAGGAGAAGCGGGACCCGAAGCGGTGGTGCCATTAAACAGAGCGTCAATGGCGGGTGCAGGTATTGGAGGGAACATTACTATAAATATTACAGGTAATGAATTTATGGGCGAGGAGGGAATAGCGGAAAGAATTGGCAATCAAATAATGAGAGCGCTTAAAGATACTGTAAAATTATGATTAGTATTTATATAGACAGCGTAGATAAATCAAGCATTGTAGAATTTGGATCGGTCAAAAAAAAAGACATTATCAACCAACAGACCGATACGCTTGAGTTTGAAATAACATATCACTCGGGACAAACATTTAGACCAACAGCAAACAGCGAGGTTGAAATGTATGACGGAGTAACAAAGATATTCGGAGGAAAAATTCACGACATATCAAGACAAATTCAATCCGACAATCGGGTTTTATATAAAGTAAGATGCAAGGATTATAGTTACGACTTAGATAGGTATTTAGTGATTGAGGGATACGAAACTGAAACGGTCAATAATATTATTGCAGATATATTGGCAAATTTTACAGACGGGACTTTTACCGATACGAATGTAGATTGCAGTTTAGTAATAACAAAAGTAACATTTGACAGGATCACGGTATCGGACGCACTTCAAAAGCTGTCAGACTTGACAGGTTATAGTTGGTATGTTGATTATGATAAAGATATTCATTTTTTTGAAAAGAATACAGAATTAGCACCTTTCAATATTACAGACGGGGACGGAAATCATATACCGGACACATTGGAAGTCGAAGATGATTTTTCGCAAATTAAAAATAGAGTTTTTGTTAAGGGAGGAGAAATTGAGGGAACAACAAGAACAGAATATTTTGACGGAGATGGTTCAAAGTTATTATTCAGATTAGGTAATAAGTTCAGCGCAGCTCCGACAGTAACAGTAGGAGTAACGCCTTATACAGTTGGCATTGATTACCTTGACAATGAGGCTGATTTTGATTGTTTTTGGAATTATAACGAAAAGTATGTAAGATTTAAGGTCGCGCCGGGGAGCGGATCTGATAATGTAGCAATAGCAGAAATACCGCTATATAGATTGGTTGTTCAAGTTGAGGATCCGACATCAATATCACAATACGGGGTGTTTGAGTTTGCCAAGACAGACGCTTCGTTAAAAAGCAGAGAAGAAGCCGTAAGCTATGCAAAGGCGGAAATAACTGCATATAAAAATGGAGTGATTGAGGGAGGATTCCAAACATACGAAACAGGATTAAAAAGCGGACAGGTAATTAATATAAATTCAACGCTATTAAATGTTAATGAGGACTTTGTTATTCAAAGCGTTGGGTTTTCAATGGTAACGACAGAGAGATTTATTTATACAATTAAACTCGCAACATTAAGAACGGTTGGTATTATAGATTTTCTGATAGGACTATTAAAATCAGGAAGTAGACTAATAGACGAGGCGGGCGATGTAGTTCTCGAAAAAACAGTATTCCCAATTGAGAATATCGAAATGAGTGATGACGCTGATGTTAATGTTGGGGATATACCCGAAGAAGAAAACATCGAAATTCAAGAAGTTGCAACAGTTCAGGCATTAGATTATGACGCTCAGTTTGTTTTAGGATCGTATGTGCCGACAGGAACGAAAAGGGTGTTTATATTATCTGGTTCTCGCCTTGGATAATTTATGTTATAATAAAAATATATGATAGATAACAATTTCAAAACACAAGTAAATCAAATCAAGAAACAATGCAAAGATAAAGGCGGAGCTATTGGTATTTATAGAATTACATTGGAAAATCCCGACGGAACAAAAGAAGTAAAATGGTATCATAATGTTATTACGATAAGCGCTTTTGCGATGATAATGAACAACCTAACAGATCCAACACCGACAAACGCGATGGTAGCTACCCATTGTTTACTTGGTAGCGACGCAACCGCAGTAACGGAAAACGATACTGTTTTGGGTAATGAAACCTATAGAAACGCCATAGCGTCAATGACATCTGCCGACAATGTTGGATATTTTACGGCATTTTTTGATCAGACAGAAACATCGGGAACATATAAAGAGGCAGGTTTTGTAAGTGATGGCGCAGCAGGAGCTGATACTGGTATTTTGATAAGCCATGTAAATATAGATGTCAAAA